TGCAGAAACGTAAAGTGCAACACATCTGGATAGCAACACGATTGTGTATTGACTTGGATAGCAAATCGATTGTATAACTAGTGGTGTATAACCCAGCTTGCAATCAAGGGGGGCTATGGGGGAGTTCGCAAAGCGTAGATTGATATATACCTCCACACAAAAGTTTTTCAAATCTGATATTTCGACCTTTCGATATGCAACCCATGAGTTTTGCAACCCACCAGTTCGATCCAGAGGCTCCCTGTGCTGCGATCTCAGTGCGGTTGCACCTTATTTCGAACGAGGATAGCCGGGAGGAGCCGAAGCCCCTCCACGGGTCTTAAATCCAGCGCATATTGCCGGATGCGTCGAGACCGCCAGCCGCCTGAGCAGCCGGAGTCTTTGGTGTAGCCCATGCAACGAACGATGCAATAGGGTCATTAGGGTCAGGAGTGTACGTCGCAGCACCGTAGTGCGTTATATACATGTTTGCAGCGCCACCTGTAGTGGGAGTACCGCCACCTTTACCTAGTAACAAGGATACACCATCAACCGTACCAGTGAAAACCTCACTAATAGACGTGTTAATGTCGGATGCGATCATCTTTACAGCGCCCACTCGTACACCACCGTTGCTGCTCTCCAAGGAAGAGGACACAAATGTGCAGAATGAGACGTTAACAGTGGAACCATTAAGGCTCAGACCGTTAGTTAGCGTACCGGTGTCGATAACCATACCTGAGATGGTAACATCATTCAATGTCACGTTCTGCAGGAAGCCCTGTGTACCAGTATCTGTGATATGCCCGAAGGAAGTACCCAAGATATTCTTGATAACGATAGGACCGGTGTGTGTACCAAAGCTGGATTGCATCTGGAATACGTCACAATGAGGGTTGTTCATGTAAGACGAGTTAGCCATGTTGTAGCTAAAGCGCAAACCTGTAACAGTGATCGCACAAGTCGCAGAAAGCGGCTTGAACTTAGTCACGTCCTCGGTGAAGTCGGTCAGAGTGCAGTCGATGATCTCCATGGTCTGAGCCGCAGAGATTTCATACGCCTGTGCAACACCTTTGGCGACACAATTCCGGTATGCCATGTGCTGACAGGACCATCCACCTTGGTGAGACAGTACCCGTTGAATGTTATCTACGCCATAACCTCCATGCAGAGCATGATCACCGTTGGCGAGACCTGTTGTGGACGTTACCGTACCTGTGAGGCCCCCGTCACCGGAGAATGTCTGCCCAACACGCCATTTGAAGCGATTTGCAGATGCACTGTCGGATGTACCTCCGGTTGCTTGGCCGGGGTTGTCGTTCATAGCGACGGTAGCTGTTCCAGCGCCGGAGTTGTAGTCGTAAACTGCCTGAACGTCTGAGATAGCGTCACCTAGGCTGTTCGTTAGAACCTCACCTACAACCGGAGACTGGTTGAGACCAGTTAGTTCCAACTTTGCACGTAAGTTACGATCAACCGAAGCATTCCACGAGAATACACCATCGTAATGGTAGCAATCCACGTATTCAACGCGATTGATAGTACCTGCGTGTACGACACCGGGGTTAACCCGTAGACCTTGGACGATGAAGTCCTGAGATGCGTTTGTACCACCTGTCATGCTGACAGTGATGTCAGAGGAAAGTGTACCCGCGATGATCAGATCGCTGTTTAGTACGCCCCCCCAAGAACGGGTGAAGTTGACTGAGGCGTCCGTAACCCATACACGACCGTCACCAGCGTTGAGCGCCAGATCGAACTCGGATTGGTTCGTTACCTCAGTGTATCCATCGGGGATCACACCCACAGAGGCGGCTACTAATGAAAATAGCGCCCCTGCGAATAGTGGCCGACCTCCTACAAGGAGTAGGCTCATGATAGTACCTCCACCGCGATACCCGCGTGTTGAAGTGATGATGTTGGGAATGCACAATTAGCGTCTGCCGCACCAATGGCGGGGACGTCCTTGTACGCGAGAGAGAAGTCGTGATCGGATGAACCCGTTCCACCGCCCGTGGTCTCAAGACCAGTGTCCACATCCGATCCGGTCCAAACCATCGCTTCGCCGGAGGCGTTTGCGCGGACTAGTCCGTAGTACACTTCGCTGTTGGTAGCTGATGTAACGGTTGTGAACTGTGCGTTGTTGGCTGCTGCAGCAATCGTGGATACGTTGCCGATGCCGGATGCCGCACCGATGTCCACCGCGTGAAGCGATAGCGCACGCGGAGTTGACTGGAACACCAAGTGAATTTCGACGTCGCCTGCGGCGATAGAAGCGTCAAACGCATAGATGTTAGAGCGGCCCTGATGGATGTTGCCCAAGAGGGTTGCTGCTGTGCCAGTGTTGAAGGTTCGACCTGCTGCCCCGACTGTTGCGGATACAACTTCGCCAGACACGCCCATATGGGAGTAACTCTGCACGAAAATGAGCGACCGCCCAGAGGCGGTTGAGAAAGCAGGGATCACGATGTTCGCGGAGGCCGGTGTGGCGTCAATGAAGCTAGGGCTGTACAGCCCCGGTACACTGGACGGTGCCGAGCCTACTGGAAAGACGAGGTTACCAAGGTTATAAATCGAGGCGTCCGCGCCCCCCAGCTTGGCTCCCACGATAGGGGAACCGTTAGCTAGAATGGACATGTTGTCTCCTTATACGATGACGTAGAACGTACCGTCGTTTTGTTCTGCTGCTGACAGGGCGTCATATGCAGACTGAGAGCACTGCAAGACATTCTGGACCTGAGAGCAACCAGCTTTGCCGCCTACGTTGGAACCAATCTCTGCAACGATTTCTGTACCATTGAAACCCAAACCAAGACCTAGGGTGTACCCTATGGTAGTGGTAGCTGACTGATCCCAACCCCAAAGGGAGTCGGCAGTCTGCGCTGTACCTTGCTGGACAGGGTCGCCGTTAATTGTCAGGGCGTCGAAGTAACCGTGATCGAAAGGCTGGGTGCCACCAATAGAGCGACCACTACCATCTGCAAGGTCGGATGTGGCGGTTGCCGGATCGACCCACTCGACGTCATGATCAGCGTTGGACGCCTTAGCTGCGATCTGGCCGGTTGTACCACCGACTGGAAGACCTGCGCCATCAGCACCGTCTGTACCATCTGTACCGTCTAGTCCGTTGGTTCCGTTGGTGCCTGCAGGCCCTGCTGGACCCTGTGGGCCTTCAGGACCGGTTGGACCGGAGTTGGCTTCATCGTGCCAGATGGCACTGTCGGCCATGTTCGTGAGTACGTCACGGACGTCCTGAGCAGAGATGCTGCCAGAGGAGTTGTTAGCGAGATCGGCTGCGACTTGCGAGGCGACCTGCGCACGGGATAGTTGAGCCATATTGGCCTCCTTATGCGAAGTCAGGCCCGAACGCGGAACTGAACTGTCCGGTCTGCGGGGCTGCTGGAGTTGATGTTACGAAGGTGACTGCACCCTCATTGTCTACGGACTTAATCCAAGCTCCACCACCTGCAAGGTCGATGTCACGCACGTTGTGCATACCATGCCGAGAGTTGAAGTAGAAGCCCACGTCTGTTCCGTCCGAAGGCGCGGATGCGCCGAGGTACACGCGACAGTCCCCGCTATGCTGGAATGCACAGAAGGAAATGCCAGTACCTATCTCAACCCAAGTGTCAGGGTTTGTTGGTAGGTTTTGCATTAGATGTAAACTCCCATGATCGAAGTATCGGCCACGTCAGTCTTAACCCAAACACTCCATAGAGGATCGCCGATGCACAACTCGAAGTTGGCGGGGACTTCCACAGTAGAAAGGCCGTTAGGGCTTTGGGGATCGTCGCCGATGAACACGTGGAACGTACCTGTTAGGCAGTACAACTTAACATCTTTGACTTCATCTGTGAGCACGGACAGACGGACCCACGCACCAAGTGCGGGGGTCTCGTTGAACAGCTTCACGTTACGGGATACGTTGTTACCCATTTGCGTTAGCCTTTCGGTTTAGGGCGTCTGTTTGAACACCCTTGATCTTGTCGAGGGTGCGCCATCCACCCATACCAAGCAATCCTGTCATGATAACCATGAGGACGTCAGTATCAAGTCTAGGCAACCCATCCAGATCGAGCACGAAGCCATGATACACGGATAGATAAAACGCGATAGTGTTGATGATAGGAAGCGTGAGGATTTCGTAACCAAACCCAAAGGCGCAAATCCACATGATCGCGGGACGTCCTCCAGCGACGAACAGCGACTTGTGCTGCGCCGATACGGAGTTGACGTTGATCTGAGCCATCTTGGCCGCTTCGCGGACCTTGACGAACTGTAGCTGGATTTGAGCTTTCTCTTCCGGTGTTGTGATGAGATCGTCCAGAACCCCAAAGGCTCCGGTGATCGCGGTATCGATTGCATTGTTAGTCAGTGCCATTAGAAACCTGCTTTCTGTAACGCCTTCTCAAACACGATGGCTTGACGTGCGATCTTAGCACCGTTCTTACGAACGTCACCGTTGATCATGCGCCGAGCTTTAACATACTGAGACATGCGCTCTTTGGCTGCTTCTTCATTCGAGAAGTCACAAGCGTTACGCCCGATCTTGGACTTTAGCTTGTGGCCTGTGAATACACCGTCACGCATACCAATGAACATGATGTCCAAGGCATGACCCATCTCCAGTGTTAGGTCTGGGTTGTTGACCAGATCGACGCCGAGGATGTCGGTGAATTTCGAATAGTTAGAGTGCCATGTGATCTGAACCAGACCGCGACCATAATAGGAACGACCGTTCCGGTGGGGTAACGCGTAGTTCGTGCGGATTATTCCACGTGCAAAAATCGATGCAACAGCGCGTCTTGCCGAAGCGTCCGAATAGTTCGGTCCGTACCTGCGAGCACCTTCTCTGATGGGCTGCATCCATGCTGCTGTTTCGTGATAAGCGGTGGCAAGGGCATAAGCAGTCCACGAGAGAGGGTATTCATTCTCTTTCGCGTAAGCTGTGATAGCTTCCATACCGTCCACTTGATGCTGTTTAAGGCGACCCCCGAATAGGGGTCGCACAGCATTGTAGAAATCAGCGTTCATTATTGAGCTTTAGCCGCAGATAGAGCTTCTTCGAGAGACTTCACGCGAGCAGCTTTCGTCTTAGCAGCCTCTGCTTTGAGGCGCTTACGCTTGGCCACTTCGCGGTCGTGACGAAGTTGGATTTCGGCTTTCACCGCTTTGACTTCACCCTCATGCCGAGCAATCAAGTGCTGTGCAAGGACAGTTAGGGTAGACAAGGCTAGTTCAAGGCTCTCGTCGGAGTTACCTATACGATCACCCAGTGCCAGTACTGCAGCTTTGGTTTGCACCATTAGGCCCATAGGGTCTGTGGCGAACTCAACTGCGAGCGGGTTAGTCGATACTTTTGTGGGTGCTTCTGCAACCTTTGCGTTATCTTCGGCCATGATGGCTCCTTAAAATCTGCGCTGCATACGTGTTGTTGACGAATGCCGCTGTTGATGTTGTTTGTGGAGAGGATGTGGTCTACCCATACCTGTTGGATCGGCCATTAGTTTGCGATACGCTTCTGCTTTCGCTGCTGCGTTGACTTTGTCTTCATCCTGTTTGAGATGACCTATCCAGTGCTGACAAGCTCCGGCGAGTGCATCCAACCTATCGTCGTGCATCAGACAGTCGCGAACCCGAGTGATACGGGACAACTGGTAGAACAGACTGTAGGATGTGCGTCTCTCTACGGGATACTTCTCGTTCATCTGGAAGTCGTGGCGGAGTAGGTCTTCATCTAAGATCAAACGACCGGCACCAATTAACGGCTCCAGTGTGTCGATGATACGTAGTTCCTTCTGACCTGTAACCCAGTCACTGTCAATTGCACACGAGTGCTCTTTAAGCAGCTTAGGGGTCCATACGCTTTCCAGAGCACCTTTACCGAAGTTCTCCTCGATACCTATAGTGCTCGGTTTCCACTTCTTGGCAATAGCCGTGAGTTGGTCAAGGCTCTCGTTACTGAGACCACCTTTAACGCCGCCGAAGTCAACTACGAATATCTTCGATCCCGCAAACCGTGTAACCGCGTAGGCTGTTTCATCGCCGTTCTGTCCGCCCCCCGCAGGGTCAACGTACATGTACGTGCCTGAGAATGGAATGAACTCTTGCGAGAACTCGTTTGCGCGGTAATACTTGTCTTCAGTCGGCCAGCCCTGCGGTGTCACGATCCGGTTCGCCTCGTGTTCGAGGGGATGGATGAGTGCAGGCACAGTGTTTGCTGGTATCTTCATGAAGATCAACTTCTCTGGCTTAAGCGGGAACCTGTCAGCGTCCATAAGACGTGTGTCAAGCATATGCTGTAGCTGGAAGTACGATTTACCCTGATCGATTTCTTTGGATGCTAGTTTTTCTTCGCCAAGGATCAGGCCCATTCCGCCAGATGCGAAGTCACCCTCGACCGCGTAACCGCGATCTCCGAGTGGTCCACCTCCTGTGCGAAGTGATGGGTTCTGCTCCATACGTCGAGCAATCATAGGAGCTAGGTGTTTACCGTAGTTCTCTTGCTCTTTAATGGTCGGGTAGCGCCCGGGCCAGATACGTATGGTGTAGCCACGAGATGCAAGACCGTTGTATACACTGTCGATGCTCTGTGGTGTTCCAAGATAGATGATGTCTCCGCTTGAACACAAAGACGCGAAGTCCTTGGTCAAGTGCAGCAATCGCTCACGTTGAAGTTCCGTTTGGCTGTTCTTAGAGCTTTCGATATCGTCTGCAATAAGAACGTCTGCGCGGGAACCCGCCATGTTAGATGTGATACCCATACATTTGATGCTGGGAGACTTCTCTGGACCCTTTAGCTCACCGTTAACGTCGAATGACTTCACGGAAGCGCGGTCGCCCTGAGATTTGTCTGGCATCATACACTCAAGTTCAGGCATTCCTGACATGATCTGTACGACCCAGTTAGCGATCTCTGTCGCCATGTCACCACCAGCGGATATGATCAAGATACGGTCGTTTGGCTTGTGGATCAACCGCCATACGGCATACGCCGCAGTGATGGTAGTCTTAGCCTGACCCCGTTGAGCTTGTATCATTCGCTGTAAAGGACCGTTCTCTAGGAAGTCTGCGATGTCCAACTGAATTGGGCTGCAGTCAAAGCCTAGTAGGCCGGTCATTACATCGTATAGGAAGGGTTTAAACGTGGGGTACGCTTCACGCAGGAGATCGATTTCTTTCCATCTCTCTCCTACGCCCCACTCGCGATCACGAGCCATCGGCAGCCACTGGTGGAATATCAACCAGCGTCAGACCTGCAGGCCGCTTACGGGCCTTGTCTTGTAGCTGGCGTTCCAGAGCGGACATCTCTTCGAGGACTTCTGCATCGTAACCGATGTCGTTGTCCTTGAGGAATTTGGTAATAGCCGCCAGCATAGCTGGTGAGGGCATACCGTCCGATAGGGCTTCTGCCATTACGGCTTCTGCGAGTGCGTCTTTGTCAATTCCTCCCTCTTCGTTTAGTGTCACCTCTTTGGGGGACATCGCGTCGTCGAGGTCTTTGTGCATTTTGTGGAGCACCTTGATGAATAGCTGTGCTACTGCATCGTGTAAGGCACCCAGCGTTTCTACTTTTGCTGCGCCTTTTGCCATGTTATAATCCTAACACTTGTGATATTTTCCATGAACCAATGCCAGCGGCAGTAGATATGCCTGCAACCCATCCGATAACTTTGATGCGTGCATGTTCCAGCTTGGTAACTCGTTGTTCAATCTCCTTGACCTCTGCCCGAACTGCTTTAGATAGGCTTGATACCTGATCTGCGTTGGTGTCTTGTGTCTGGCGAATGTGTTGTATGTCTGCGCGAATTTGACCCAGAAAGAAGTATAGGCTCTGGTCATCGCTCAATCCGTTGGGGGTTTCGCTCATGACGAGACCTTTCTTGGGGGAATAAGGTGGGAATTTTGGGTGTCCAATAGTGCCACCTAAGCATGGCAGCACTACTGGGTTGTTTTAGTTGAATATTCTGGATATTCCGTAAGCGTTCATAAACGGGAGTGCTTTAACAGCTTTGGTATCTTGCCAATCTAAGTCTCCACCGGTAACAGCCTTTGCTACGGCCCCCGGGGCACGATACATTTCCTGCGCATGGGTGATAGCTGGAGGGATGATACTCTCGGAAGGTCCGTATTGATTGAAGCGATAATCGTCCAGTCCAACCACAGACATCAACGGATCGAATGCCAGAGGCACGAAACCAGTCATGTTGCTATAGCCGAATGCACGTTTCGCCCGATCTTCTCCTGAGTTACCACTGATGACATCTTTCATGAAGATCGCGAGGTATGCAGTACCCAAGCCGTATGTCAGCGATGTGAGAGACTGACTGTCCAGAACCCGAAGGTTACGAATAGCCTGCTTCTGTAGCGCCTGTAGAGGGAACGTCTTGAGGTGTGTCATGATGGAAGCCCAACCTGACTGCATCCATGCGTCCTGCTCACCTGCCATTGACTTCTGGACGATCTGGTTGATGTTACGGGTCATTGAAGCCCCGAACACCATAGCCATCTCGTTATCCCATTTGTCACTGTTCAAGCGATTGACGAATGTCTTACCGTTCACTGTGTGGAACTCGATTGTTCCGTCCTTGACCATGTCAGCCAGTACCCGCATGTCTCCACTGTCGAGACCTAGGTCGCTCTGCATACGGCGTGTGAACGCCTCTGGCAGATCGGTCCCTTCGTCGATAGAGGATTTGATCGTGCGGAATATCTTGTCTGTCATACCTAACGCCGCAGTTCTTTGCTGCCAGCTACGGACCTGATTGAACAGTGAGGTGTAGCCTTGTGCGAACTGTAGGTTAGAGCCTATACGGTTAAGACCATGCATGAACTCTCCAGCTTCCCCCTTTCCGATGTCGTCAAGGTCGAGGTGAGGATTGAACAGCTTGTGGTCGTTACCGATCTCGCCGGTCATGAACGCCAGATCATCAAGAAGTTCCTGATTGCCTGCTTTCATCTCTCGGTCGAAGATAGGCTTGATAGAACGGTTGAACCAGTTCTCTGCTCCTGTAGCAGCGATGTTAGCACCAGTCTCTGCAAGCTGAGTTACGCCCAACTGATTGAGATACGCTAAGTTCGTTGCACGTTTAGCTTGAACGATCACTGGATGCTGACCCTCGTTCACCTTACCCATGGAGTAACCTTTAACGGCACCACCATTGAAGTTAGAGAGTAGGGCGTCCATCTCGTCGAACGGGATAGGCTCCTCACCTAGAGCGCGTTGCTCGATCTGCATAGCTGTGATGAACTCTTTACGCTGCGCTCGGTTGGTGATACCAACACGTGCCAGTGCAGAGCCCCCCGCTACGCGGCGGGAGTATCTGTTCCATACGCCACCCATATCGTTGTCCATAAGGTCCACAAGCTTAAGCTCTGACCCGTCTGCTGTGACGACTGAGTAGTTCAAGTCGAGATCATTACGGTTCTTGGTGAAGCCTTCTCTCGAAGCGCCTTCCTTTGTCGCGGTGACCTGTTCCATAATGCGTTCAACGTCTGCCTTAGGTGTTCCGTTGTTCTCAAGAGTTTCCCGTAGGAAGTCTCGACCGTCAGAACTCAGAAGGTTGATCATAGAGGTATCAACGTCGTTGTTACGATCCAGAGCACGTGTGAGGACTGCCTTGGCAACCTTACGTGCATCTTTACCGGCCCACATACCTGCAGCCTTGTACGATTGAGACAATGCGTCTTCAATGTTAGCACGGGTTGCGCGACCGCTGGTCAGAATATCCTGAATGGTAGCTCCGTCCCAAACGTAGGGGCTGTACCCTCTGCGATCTGGGATGTTTTCAAAACCATCCATAGCTGTTTCGCCATCTCGACCTTTACCGATGCTCAAGCTGGCCTGACCGGCCTCCTCGTACGCATCCGCTGCTCGCTGGATTTCGATATCACGTGTAGACACCCGTCCATGTGCTCGGTCGTTCATTTCAAGCATGACTTCACGGTTGAACTGTCGCTTACCTGCGCCTGATATGCCAAAGCCTGTACCTGCCCAAGAGGACTGGTTACGCTTGGCCCATGCGTTCATTTGCGTAGGTACTTTGTTCGCGATGGGGGAGAATATCATCTTCTGATACATCTCGGTTCCGCTAGAAGCTGTGAAGCGACCGCGACCCAGACCGTTAGCACTCTCAAAGACTGCTCCTGCAAACCAGTTCGCTGTTGGCGATCCTGATGTGTACAGCTTATTGTATCCGCTGGTTGTCAAGTTCGTAGACCAGTGCGTACCTACCTTAGTGACAAGGTCTTCTGCTACCTGCTCTTTGCGATCCTGCCAACCCGTCTCTTGACGCCACGCATTTGACTGCGATGTGATGTCCTCATAACGAGGTGTCTCGGCTTCGAGAGGGTCTTTAGCGCGGAAGCCTATGTCTTTGGCTCCTGCTGTGGATACACCGTCCTCGTCGAATACGACAGGTCCGTGATAGTTCGTTGGCTTGCTCGATGCGATATCAGGCTTGCTCGACATTGTCGGGCCGTTGGTTGCCACCTCGTGGTAGAACTCCTGTCGCGCTGCATCCAGATTAACCATCCAGTCAGGGCGAGCGGCACCGGCCACGGCACCTAAAGCCATATTGCCCATGGCAACTTCAGCGATGACTGTCCAGTCTTGACCGTCTCTGAAATTGGCTTCTGCTATACCCAATGCGAGACCCGATTGCAAACCTGCGTTGAGGCCCACTGTGCTAGACGAGACGCGCAGAGCTACGGAAGGGGATACCTTCATCTTCTGAGCGACACGCATGGTCTTACCGGCTACCTGAGCGGCCTTGAAGCCCCCGCCTGTCATAAGGGTCAAAGGAATGTCCACGTCAGCCAGTGATCCAACCATGTTAGCCAACCAAGGACTGAGACCCCGTTGTGCTGCCATGCGCTCTCCACGATCCTGATCTGCCAGTATACGGGCGCGGACACGTTCTGCTGCTGCGAGGTTGTCTTGTTCCATGATGTCTTGTTGCATACTCAAAGGGATGCCTGCTGTGAGACGCTCCTCTTCTTTCTGCTTGTCGTAGTCGGCGTCGCCTGCTCTCTCACCTGTAAGGGCGAGGGCTGCGCCACCTAATTGATATGCCACCTCTTTACCAAAGTTGGATATCTTGCTTATCGGGGAAGCGTCCTCTGGTAGAGGCTCCACTTCGGGAAACTTTTCGTCGCGCAATAACGCGCCTTCTTCTGCAACCTTCTTGGTACCATACGATAGGATGGTGCTTTCGAAGCCTGTCTTTACGTTCTCCACCAGACCCTGTTCGAGTTCGGCGTTACGCTTTTCCTCTTTGAGCCGCTGGCTATAGAGTTTGTCTTGTTCGTCCATTGCAATTGCTCCATTACGAGGGTATGAGGGCGACGTTATTGTCGCCCTCTCTGTTTTTAGTAGTGCTGAATAGGTCTTGGTTCCCGTTCCTCAGAACGAGTGCCTTTCCATGTCTTCAACCATGACTTACCTACTTCCCGCTCGTCGATAACGATAGGGTCGTGGTATGTGCCATTACGATCTAACACGTCAACCATGATCTGACCTTGTGGTCCCATCCGAGTACGGAATGGACGCACACCAGATGTGGCTACGCCTAGAAGATCGACTGGTCCCATGTCTCCAAGAGAGATTTCAGGAAGTATGCCTTCCTCCCAGTTGAAGTTGACCATGTCGCCGATAGACGCGTTGTCCAAGAAGGGGTACGCCTCACGTGCGGTATCACTGCGAAGGAATTGCATGATAGCCGCGTTGAACGGATCAACCACGTCTACATTCTGACCTTCTGCACCAAAGAAACGCTCTCTCATGCTTTCCCCTTCTGGGGCCATGATGAAGTCTTCTCCAATGAACGCTCCACGCTGCTGGACGTTCTGTCCTGCTACACGTGCTGCTTCTGCTGGAGCCAGCCCCGGCGAGAGTGTCATGACTCGTTGAGTTTCATCCAACACTTGGTTGATGAATACCTGACCTGCTTCGCTATTCTCAGGATCAACCCCTAGATAGCCACCCGCGAGGGCAGACTGAGAGGATGTGGTCCTGTTGAATATGTCCATCATGTCTGATCGAGCACTGAACGCAGAATGCACTACGTTAGGGATGGTTTCGTTGATTGCGTTCTTAGCTGCCAACAGTGCCTGACGTTGCACCTCAGGGTTGTTTACGGCTTCTGCAGGATTAGCGAAGTAGCTCGGAAGCTCTCCCACTGTACCCATACCGCCTACGACGTCCTTTAGAGGTCCACCGGCTGCTCGATCCAACGCAACAATAGCTCGATCCCGCTGTACCTTGTCCTGAATGTACCTTGCGGCCAGATCAGGATTGTTGTTGTGTATCTCTCGGAAAGTGCTGAGAGCGTCAACAACGTACGGGTTAGGTGTACCATCTTTCTGCAACCAGTCGTGTTTCATGGCACCAGTGATTACACGCTGTAGACGTGTGTCAACTGTACCAGACTTGGCGTAGAACTTAGCCATCTCTGTTTCAAACATCGCTCCTGCCGTAGCTTCGTCGATGTTGCCTTCAGAGATACCATCCTGAATGGTCTGCATTACTTGTTGCTGATGTTGCTCTGTGGCACGTTTCTGCAAGTTGGCATCCAGACCTCCTAGAGTACCCGTAGCAATAGCCTCTTCGATCAGAACCTGATCTTGGGCAAACTGCATGGCTTTAGGAATGGCTTTGTCGATCTGCTTTGCCATATTGGCTACGTTAACTCCTTCTGCTGAAGGGACCATATCGATACCGGCTGCAGTCATTACCGCTTTACGGTCGGACTGAAGCTGAGCCATGGCAGGTCCAAGCAAGGAAGGGTCAGCTTCACCGCGTTCAACTTTAGCAACTAGGTTGTCAAAACCGTTCTGCATGATAGCCAGTTCTTCACGGGCGTTGGTCTCGATCACGAGTTGCTGTGCGTCGATGCCCTCTTGTTGAGCCTTTGCTGCACGATCATCAATAGCGTCGATAACGCCTTGAGTAACACTCACTTCGTGATTAACGTCTGCCTTGGTACGAGCTACGTTGTACTGATTGTATACCTCGTCCCGACCGGCTCTCCATGTCTCATGATCGATGACGCCTTTCTGGAAGTCAGCATCGATACCCGCAAGAAGGGGAGCAGTCTGTTCATAGGTATCCATAGCAACACGCTCACGTACCGCGTCTAAACGGGACTTAGCCTGAGCGTACCTGTCGTTGGCGTTAAGAACATGTTGTCCCTTCACCCTCGCCGCGATCTTCTTGGCGTACGGTTCGGTCTGAGCACGATCTGGCAGTACGGAATAGTCCCGACCTGCCTTTACCCATGCGTCTGCGTTCTTAGGTCCAGCGTTGTATGCGATAGCTGTAGCTTCGATGTCTCCATCGTATCGGTTGACCATCGCCTTCCAGTAATCCCGACCTACACGCTCTGCTTCTGCAAAGCTGTTGTCCTTGGCTGGAGTAACACCAAACCCCGGATCACGGAGTGTCTTAGGCATAGTCTGCGTCTTACCAACTGCACGATCACCTGCATTAGCACCGAACTTGATAGTCTGGCCCATAACGTCTCGACCGCCACTCTCAAAGTGGATCATGGCGTCAACAGAAAGGTCTGCAACAGTGTCATAGTCGCGACGTAGTATAGCTTCGTCGATAGCAATAGCGTTTGTCAGTGTCTTAGTCTTGACCCCGCTCTCCGCTTCTGTGTAAATCTGACCAGCTTCTGATGCATTCATCTCGATATGATGGTCTGCGTACAGGACTGACAGCGCCTCTACTGCGGCGGTGGGGTCCATGTTTCCATTTTCCACCTCAGACATAAGGGCGCGTTCACCATTGAATAGGTCGGCGTCATATTCGCTCCGACGGCGGTTCTCGAAAGACTTCCGTGCGGCACGAACTTGACCGATCTGTGCGGTGGTTAGGTTGTCAGATAGCAGACCCTTGTTTGCCAAGGCTGCGTATGCAAGCGGGTTGTTGTTCTCGAATGCGCGGATAACACCTGCTACCGTAGCGGCACCGCGACGGGCGTCACTAAGACCGGCAGTGGGTGAACCTTCGCCGCCTTGTGCGATCAGGACCAACTCATTCACGGACGATGGGTCGCGAGAGATGACGTCTATACTCGATGCTAGGCTGTCGAAGTTCTGCTGCTCTTTCCACTCAAGATGTTTAACCATCTGGTTCTCTGCCAGTGTAGGCAGTTGCTTTAGAAGCTGTTCCTGTGCGAGTTCGCGAGTTCGCTGATCGCCTGCTCCTGAGAGCACACTCTCTGCGCGGCGCATGAAGTTGGCCCGATAGTTATCAGGGTCATCCTCGTATGCTCCGTTCTCGATCTCTTGTTGTTGGGTTAATAAAAGCCCTGAAGCAATCTTCTGTGCTTCAACGACGCGGAAACCTTCGAGGGCGAACTTGTCGCCTGCCATTTCGACTTCTTCGAAAGTCTTGCCTTGGTGATGTGCCATTTGACCGTCAAGTGCGGCTTTACGGTGGCGAACATCACCCGCTTGTTTGATCTTTCCCGATGACCACTTAGCCAGTGAGCCAACGATACCATCCGATAGAGATGGGGGCTTGGTTATTGCTGGGACCATTACACGGGGATTGGACGATTGGAGAGTAACAGGCTGAACGCCTGCCACTCCACCTAAGTTGTCCTGAACTTCTTTGCGTTCAGTCATGCTGTCTCCTATGAGTTTAGACGAGAAGCGATCTGGTCGCCCTCAGTTTGATATGCGTCGTAGGTATCGATAGTCTGTGCACCAAGGCCCAACAACGCACTGAATGCGCTAGGCTTAGGTATGACAGATGTATCCTTACCATAGATACGGTTTAGCTCAATATTGGTTCTCTCTTGGTTAGAGGCCAAGGTGTTCAGAGCCAACTGATCCAGTCGGGCTTTGTTAGCCACGGCTGCACTTCGTCTTAAGGATTGCATGGTTGCATCCACGGAGCCGCCTTCAACGCCAGCGGCACCAGCGGCCACTCGCGCTGCACCCTGATCGATTAGGGCTTGTCTGCTAATAGCAAGGCTTTGCCGCGTAGACGCGTCTTGCACTTGTATCTCATTCTGAGTGACCGTGTTCTTAGCTTGTGCAGCAGACAACGACTGCATGGTGTTGCTGAACACCTGCGTTGCCTGCTCCATTTTTTGTTGCGTCTTCGATACAGAGTAGCTGGTAAAAGCCGATACTGCGTTCAAGCCCATTTGGGCATACATTAAGTTTGACATTATCGGCCCTTTCTGCCAACTACTTGACCTTCCCACTCGATCTCAAGGATAGTGATGCCTGTACCAGACGAGGAGATGATCTCCAGTTCTGTATCACGGGCTTTGTCTCTCCAAGGTACGCGAGTGCGTCTGTCAAGTTCTCCGTTGTAGATTTCCCGCACCATGACTTGATAGTTGTCATATCTGCGAGGGTTACGTTTGATGCCTTGTATCAAGCCACTGTCTTCCAGATGAACTGTGAAGTGGTTGATAGTGATCTGGGCGTTGGAGACGGTTGCTCCGTTACGATCCAGTATCCTAGGCATAGTCGGTTTGACTGAACTGATGATTCGAGCACCTACGACGATCAACGCTCCTGCCGGACATTCGTCCGATGGCATACGTATCTCGAAGTGAGTACCGCGATCAATGATAGTAGGATCAATGTACCGACCGGGGTCAGGACATCCTGTGTATTGCACCAAGGCAGGGTTATCATACGGTAGTTCAATGTAGCTTCCACCAGCATCAGACTGCACGGTATACTCCCGAACTCTATCAAGAGGTAGGTTGTTACCGAAGTACATCGGAGGCTTAGTCAGGTTCATCTCTACGAGGTGCAGAGTACCTTCCAGTTCGTCTTCCAGTACCACACGACAGAGAGAATTCTCCACCATTATGTGCCGAACCTTATCGTTGAACTGCCACTTAGACCAAGCAGACTGTAACCGTTCAGTACCGTCCCATAGATAGCGATACGTCCAAACCGTCTTCATCTCAGGGTCGTCCGTTTGGACGAAGAGCATGTTTTGGTTGTTCATAGCTGTCAAGTTGGTCACGTTACCGGTTATGTACCTATCGACGTTCTCTGTGATGGTGTCAGCACCGTTGGTGGTAACACTGTCGTGCGTGAAGAACTCCTTCAAGCCAGAGTAACTACCAACACCGAACGGGAAGATCATAGTTCTACCTGTAACAGCCGGTCTAGCAAAACCTTCCATACGATAAGACGTAGTGAGGGTCATGGTAGCGGTCTGAGGGGTAATACCTGAACCACCTTCGATGATGTACTGCCCGTCGCCGGGGTCTGACAGGATAACAAGGTCATTGTCAAACGGTATCATCCAGTCGAGGGAAACACTGTTCTCTGCAGATGTCCGTATATCAATCCGATCATCCGGCACCAGTACGGCAGCGGACTTACGGAAGAAGTTGAACGGTTCTCCAGATCGGGACATAACTACGTTCTCGCCTGAGCAGAACACCAGTCTGTCTTCGAATGTCTGCAGATCACGTATTGTGTGATCCAAGAAAGACGGAAATGGGTTGGTGTTAAGATCACCTACGACACGTCCTGCCCAATCTGTGACAGACACCGTGAACGTACCACCAGACTCTTGTAAGGTCATGGGCATCGTGTAGTCTAGTAACTTCAGAGGCTCATTACGCTTAACAGTCTCTTTCCAGTAACCAGCGTCTCCGAGCGAAGGCTGGTTGCCTGCGCTATCGTCGTCGTGGATAAAGGTCAAGTAGTAGTCGTCGTCTGTCGTGCTCTCGCCAGTGACCAAGGTCTCTGTGGAACGCAGCGCAGATCGGGGGAGGTCTTCAACCTTGTCAGTTGTGCCGTCCGCAACCTTCATGAAGGAGTTACCGGCATTGTCATCACCTGCAAGCACAATAGGTCGAGTGTAACCGTGCACCACAAGAATACCGTATCTCGCCGCTGCAGCAACGCCTTGATCTGTAATCCACCCGTCTGCATTGATTTGATCTCTCAACACGGTGGTGATGTACTCAGGTGTGGCCTTAGCGGCGTCACCTGCAGTGGTACCATCAGGAGTGGTGTAGGCGTAAGCCCGTTCCACGCGAGGACCAGAACCCTGAGCGGGTAGGATAACAGTTAGCTGGAAGCGTTTAGAGAAAGCAGTGCCACGGATGTCCGCGTAACCTGCGTATCTAGGGCTACCCAACGCACTGGCTGGGTCGTGCCTCACTACGATATCTCGGTTCAACGCGAGTATCTTTCCGTCGATAACGTGGAAGCGCATGTTCGTCCCGAAGTAATTCTGGATGAACGCTGGCGTCAGACCTGTAGGCGCATTCCAGTTTACCCCGTAAGAGGTTCCGGTGCTGTCCCAAATCTTCAGGTCTCCTGCTTTATGAGCCATGAGGTACTGCTTACCATTGAACTCTACATCAGAGAACGCATAGTCCGCGAGCACGTCTGTGGAGATAACACCCGTGTCCATTGAGCCTGACCGTGTGGTCAAGCCCGTGGAGACGTTGGATATCATGTTCTGTTGTTCTGATACCTGACCCGCTAGACGGATGCGTTCAGGCTGTTGCGAAACACCCTGCAACATGGGGCCGAGAGTGTCGGATACAAAAGACATAGTGTCTCCTTACTGGCCGGGGTTATTGGTTCTAACATAGGTGGTGTTGCCGGTGCGTGACGGGTATACACCCTTGCGCAACTGGTTTCCACCATGCGATGGATTGTCGAAGTAGTTCACATCCAAGTTACGAATGTTGTCCCGATACATGATAGACCATGCGTCGTTAACCTCTGCGCGATAGTTGGACAGTTTAGGGTCCATACCTTCGTCGTCGAGGTAGAAGCTGTACTTGGCTTTGGCGCGGATGTAATCCAACGCTGAAGGAGGAAGGTCATCAAACGCAAGCTCCTCAATCACTTTCACAACCACTGGCTGATCATACGTGCGATCACGAGTTGAAGTGTTGAACAGAGAGGTCTTCCCTCGCTGTACCAGCGGAACGGATCGATCAACAGGATCAATCGAAAGCGTATTGGCAGGTATCAAGACTTCGCCTGAAGGTTCAGGGGTCAGTGTCGTGAAGTACGTGTTGAACCAGAAACCTAGTTTCAACGTGGCATTGATAACTTCATCCAACTTGGCATCAGCAACCAGATAGTCTGGGTGTTGAGTGTCCTGATCGGTTAAAGCGGAGACACCAGTGCTCGCAAGCATGATGTTTATGATTTGTAGGCGTGTTAGCATCTGTGCATTTCCTTTCTGTTATAGCTGCGTCTCGTAAGGCGCAAGTAGAACAAAAAAAAAGCCCTACCTGCGCGAACCTTAAAGCATCTAAGCAATAAGGGAGCAGGTAGGGCGGTAGGCCGTGGATGTTTTATATAGCGACCTCACTAGCCGCTTCGTGATTAGGCTTTGTCAACCACACCACAAACGTCAGGGCGACGACCAGACATCGCGAATGCGAGGTAGCTGTCGATGAACCACTGCTTCTCTTCTTTGGAGAAGAATACGTCAGAAGTGAGAGGGATTGTCTCACCAGCAAGCAACGAGTGCGGGTGCAAGAGCAAGGCAGTAGCCTTAGCATCAGCAGCCGAATAGTCGTAGAAGTTGCTGTTGTTGGCGTTGGACAGCGGGTGGTTAGTCTTGGCAGCGTTCAGAAGACGTGCTGTAGAAACCACAGGAACACCTCGGACGGTCTTCAGGGTACCATCAGCGAAGTCACCGTTGTTACGGGAGAAGTCACGGTCGATCAACTTAGTGTGGTTGCCGAGAACCTCGAACTGAGTTGGGCGAACGAAGAACGCCATCTCGTCAGTGTCGATGTCTTCTTCCTGCATCCGAGTGACCAGAGTAGACATTTTCTTGTAGAGCTTGTCTGGGTCCAGTTCGTCGCCTGCAGTTGCAAGGCTTTCAACCTTACCGTCACCGAATGCGCCGCCGAGGCCAGCAGGGGCGGACATACGAGCAGTCTTGACGCCAGCGATCAAAGCAGCTTCGTCGAAGAACATGCCGATTTCTTTACCCTGATCTTTACCAAGCTCCATACGAGCGTTGAAGTCGATCTGGAACTCGTCAAGTTGCGAACGGTTGGCCCGTGCAATGATCTGAGTGTCCACAGTGACCGCAACACGACCGAAGTCGGTAGGATCAGCGTCAGGACGAACGCCGGGGACGATAGCTTTCAGCGATGTCTTGCCCATGCGCCGAACGATCTTGGTGTCTGTACCGGTGATCATGTCAACGGTCAGGAAGTTGCGCATCATAGAGGTCTTAGCGAACTGGCTGTCCACTTTGCCTGCGAACTCTTCAATCTTTTCTGCACGAGACTGATCGGAGAGGTGGTCTGAATTTGTTGGAAGTGCCATTGTTGGCTCCTGATTTTAGGTTTACAAAAGGGGGGGTTGGAGGGGTTGATCCCCTCCTTCGATCTTGGTTAGATGCCGAGCTTCTTTCCGGCAGCACGACCTGCGTCGATCTTGGCGATTTCTGATTGAGGACGCTTCTTGCGAATGGCGTTCTCTTTCGCTTCGATCCATTGCACTGCTGTAAGTGGTTCCACGCTGTCTCCAGCGACACCACCATCACCCTCAACCGTTTGATTGACATTGAGAGCGGTGTTTGCGGGTGCTGCGTTATACGCTTTAACAATCTCTGCCGCTGCAAATGCGCGAGCTTTAGGATTGTTACCGTCGATCATATCGCGGTACCCATCTAGGTCTTCGGTGGACATGTTCTTGTTCGCCCACTCAGCAACTTTGTCCCATGCATCTGCGCCACCAGCAGCTTCGTTCACAGTTTTGCGAACTTCCGCTTGTATGGTTTTGCGCTTGCCGACTACGTTTTCGACGCCAGCCATGATGAGGTTGGCAGTTGCCTTACCTACTTTTTCGACCAGTGCATCACGGTCGATGTCCTCTGGTTTCCCAGCTTGGACTGCATCCCAGAGTAGAGCCTTGGCATCCTCGGGGGATACGTTAGCATTCTGCAAAGTGAGAAGCACACTATTTGCAACATCGTCGCCGCCATCGCCCCATACGGATACGTCAAGCTCTGTGGCGTCTTCGTTACCTTCACCCTTGTCTTCGCTATTCTCAGCGGCGTCTTCGGTGGTTTCAGCACTGTCTTCTGCTTCAGCTTCTGCGCCATTCTTGGCTGCCTCTGCCTCTGCGGCCTTAGCTGCTTCCTCGGCGGCCTTAGCTTCGGCTGCTTGCGCTGCCTCTGCCTCTGCGGCCTTAGCGGCTTCCGCTTGTGCTGCGATTTCTGCTTCGGTCATTCATTACTCCTTCAAGGCTGCCTTAGCCGCTTCTGCTGCTACGTTGCCTTCTTGCTGTTGCGCGATAAGTTGTTGTTCCTGAGCCTGTGCTGCTTGTTGCTCATCCTGCATCTGCTTTGCAGTCTTGATGAAGTCAATAGCTTTGACACCCCGGGCCATGAAGATGTGTGTTGCGAACTTACCGATGTCGATGGTAGCCAGAACAGGTTCGGGCATCTCATTCAACATCTGCAGATCACTGACCGCCAACCGAAGCATGTCCAGTTGTCCCTCACGAGACAAGCTTTCAAGTCCAGTTGTTACGCGCACCTCCCAAATCTTCTCGCCCTGATAGTACTCAGAGAAGTTGATCTGCGAAATGAGCCAGTCGGCCTCACGTTTCTGCCACTCAATAGCCAACCGTGAGTAGAGGCCCCCGAAGGCGCTCTCGATTTCACGAGCCATAAAGCGAATTTCTTCTGCGGTAACTCGTTCGGCATCTCGGACGCCTGCGCTGGACAGTAGGAACGCACGGGCTAGGCCCTGTTCCCAAGTCTGGATACGCTCGGCGAGTTGGCTGATCTCCACTTGTTTGGGGAAGTCAGGTGTTGAGATGTCATCCTTACGCCCCGGCATGTACGCACCACGAGGGGCAGCGTTCCATTCCGCGATGTCTAGGATAGACGAGGGATCAACAAGCCACTTGATGTCCGCAGAGATGCCGATCAGATCGAGCATAGCCTTGGTTGTTACATCTAGGTTATGGAATGTGACCGCATAATCTTCGACCAAGCCGCGACCATAGTGCTCTCCACGGGTCAAGTTCCACGTCAAGATCATGAGAGGCATGTCCTTCACGTTGTATGACGTTTCGTTGTCGAGAGATACTTCGTCGATGCTCTGTGTCTGCATCCATTTACCACCTTCAAACGAGAACCGCGTGTACAAGATACACTCGTCTTCGTCTTTCAGGTCTGGGCGGGTTGTTCTGACTTGCTCTTTGACGAACTCTGGAAGCGATCCAAAGTATTTGTTGTCCTTGAGCATAGCTTCTACAAGATCGCCTTTGACGTTCCTGCGAGCACAGAAGTCTTTGATACCATAATTGATCCGTTTACCGTCAGGTGCGCGGAGCATAGCTATGTTACCGGTTATGATTTGATGTGACACCGCTTGAACAGCAATAGGACGATAAGACGTGAGGTCCATCATTCGCATTGCGTCGTTCTCAGCATTAGCCACGGCTACGTTTACTTCACTGCGCCAATCCGAAAGCTCCTGCTCGTCCATGTCCTGCGTCAGTTCCCGCTCTACTTGAGGAGGAGTGCTGAGTGAGAAGAACGGACGATCATTAGGGAACATGGTATCGACGATCCGGTGGCTCAAGTGATTGACCAGCCGCGATCCAATATCCACACTACCTTTTTCGTGCTCTTGGTTCTTGGTGTTGTCTATAGGACAGACCCATGGGAGGGTCCATCGTGCGTACTGTTCGCAGCGTTCCTTAAGATCGCCCTTGCGACCATCCAGAATACCCCATCTTGCGGGTAAGCCAGTAGCCATTATAGTCCAACACCAGTGGCTGCACCAAGTCCACCAAGGGCGGAGCCTGTTGTGGCAGTCGTTCTCTTCTTCTTACCTTTGGTGTTGACTGTATCGTCACCCTCGGCCCCAAGCTCGATCTGAGCGGTCTTGGATTTGGAAGTATCATCGTTAGAGCCAGATAGCTTTGCAGCTTCCTTGGCTTCAATGATCTGCTGTTGTTGAACTTTGCGTTGTGCTTTTGCAGCCTGTTTGGCAGTGTTCGCCTGTTTAAGACCCACTGCTGCGGTAGCTACGGTGCCTGCGATAAGCAAGCTTGTGAGTGCCGCCATTGGCTTCTCCTATAACAAGAGCCTATGGCTCGTTTCAATTGGTGTGTAACCCCTCCTTTTCAGGAGATCAGCAACACGCGGATTTCGTTCCAGTGTGGTCATTCGCACTTCGTCACATTGGACGTCTCTTGCGGCTTGCTCCAAATGGTCAAGCAACCTGATACCGGATCGGTCGTTTGCATACCAGCCTAGCTCCACCATCACCGTCCAGTCCCTAAGAGGGTCTTCAGTGACAATCCCGATGATAGCACCTTTGTCTGAACGATACCCGATGTGCTTAATGCACTCGGGGTGACAGAACTGGATCAGGGTGTTTTCCAGTTTCTGCTCGTTAAGAGGTACGTCATACAGTTCGTCGTTGAACTTGTGAGTGAGCTTACACAGCCAGTCAAAGTCTCTAGGCTCCAAGGCGCGTATCATGGCATTTCCTTAAGAGCCTGTAGCGTCCGAATAGCTGGGCTGTATTGTAGATTTCCCATACCGAGTTCTGCGGCAAGGTGGTTGGCAATCTCTGCCTTAGCTGCTTCATATCCCATGTGCCATGTAGTGCACTCTGGACCTAATGGTTTAGGAACTATATTTGCAACTATTCTCATCAAACATTCTTTGGATATAATAGGTAATTGCTTACTTGTTATATCAACCATAGCTTTTATCCTTATGTTGTTGCAACACTTGTTGCAGAACCATCTCCGATGGGGCCCCCTTACCCCCCAATGTCAGGGGTTCAGCCAACCACAGCCGAACCCCCAGAAGGATAGAGGAAACACGAAGAGAAAAAGTTTTTGGTGTCCAATAGTGACACCTAAGAGCAGTCATCCAAAAAAGTAAGGACTTTCAAGGACTTGGCTCAGATCGAGGTCTCCGCTAGGAGGAAGTTCAACATCGACCAATTCCTCGTGAGCATCCTTAAACACCTGCAAGGGATTGAACTCAGTGTGAAGTTTTACGAATTGCTCCCGTATGATACCGTGCCACCTCTCCGTGTCACATGCGTGGACGCCGAAGTCATCATGTATCATCCAGAAGTGTGTCATTCCTTCCGCTGCCCCGGCCTCGATACACATCTGCATGTGCGTTGCGTCTACTGAGTGGACTAGGTTAGGCGACACACCGTTTCGTTGACGTATCGGGTCGAGGTCGTCGGTTTCTACCTTGAACTGTATGCGAAGATTACCACCAACCTTGCTCATGATCTTCATGTCGTCCATCTTCATAGACTCTTGGTACACTCGGAACCCTGTGTAGGTTTCGTAGGTAATCGGTGATTTGGTCTTGCTTACAATAGAGGCACATCCCTGCATCCAGTCCATGGCCGCTCGTGCGGCGATTACAACCTTCTTGATTGCACTCCACAGAACTTGAGACAGGAAAATCGCTTGGCGGAAGGCCGTTTCTTTCGAGAAGAAGTTCGACCCATTTTCTATGTACCATTGGTAAACGCTCGTCGTGCAGGCTTGCTGCGTGGAGCCGTAGGGCAATGTCATGACGGGCTTTTTTGCGAGCTTCCTTGGAATGCTCTCGTAGTTGTGCTCTTTGAGCAGCAGCAGCCAGTTTTGCGCTACGTTTTTCGTTTCTGCGTTGGATGACGCTAGTGAGCAAAGATGTTGGAAGCATTCGTCTGCTACCTCCTGATATATATCTGCGGGTTTGTCTCCGGCGACGAGGTTAACGGCTGCGCCACCAACGGGGTCTCTGAGCATAGCTGAGAAATGCTGTATTCCGTTACATGATCCGTCGAGACCGATGGCAAGTTTTGAACGGTGCTCTGCCCCATCCTTAACAAGTCCCGCATATTCAAAAAGGAAGGCAAGGAACTGGTAAGGCTTATCGGCCCCTGACCATACATCACTGTGAGATATTGGATCAGCGGCGGCACGTAGAAACTGTTCTTGGTTGTCGTCAACCCACTTAACGCGGTCGTCGTAAGACACTTTGTCATACCCGAACTTGTTGGCACCATGCACTTTAAGCCAGTAAGCTCCTGCTTCACCCACAGGCTTGGCGACAGAGAACCGTAGTAGCGATTTTGGAATGTCAGACCCTTGAGGGCTAATCCCTGACGCGGCGCTGTAAATTCGTCCCCTAAAATCAAGTTGATAGACGTACCAGAGATGGTCTTTTTCTGCGAGAGTGTTACCCATTCGGATACACCTCGCAATTTCGAGTACATCGCTTCGGCGTGATTTTTCCATAGCATGGATTTCCCTAGCCTCTGACTTCCAGCTATCAAAAGCTTCTCGATCTCGCTCGGAGAGTGTAGTGAGGTCAACATCTGTTGCAATTGGAGATGGTGGGACTTCGTAAGGTTGAGATGGAGGCATTCCGATACCGAGGCCCGATTCCCATACTCGTCTGACCAGATTGAGGACTTCATCGTTGATCTCCCATGATGTGTTCTGCATTGCGTTTACGGCGTTGGTGACGGTAGGCATTGATACCCCGTCCATCAGGCGGCGCTGCTTGGCCCCGGCCTTACCCATACGCCATTTGACGAGAGGTGTTTTCATCTTGAGACGATGACCAGCATAGCCACCATCTTTGCAGTCCGTCCACTCATCAGGTTGTGTGATCATAGGGAGCTTGATAGGTAGCAACCCTTCGACGTGACTATTATGGTTCTCAATCCAGTCCAGAAGCTCCTGAGTAGGTACAACGTGCTTCGCGGTGAAGCCTCGCTTCTTCCCTGCTCGGTCCTCAATGGTTACTAGATCGGTACTGTCCATGATCAGGTTCACGATGAACAGGCCGACACCCATGAGTTGCTCTGTAGACCACTTGACCCACGATACCTCCTGCTTGTTCATACCGTTCACTAGTACCCGCTTCCGGTGCCGGTAGGACACCGAGTTGTTGTCGTTAAGCCGGTCCGTGATACTCTCGAAATACTCTGCGTTCTCAAGCTCGAACTTCATGAAGCGCAACTCGTCTTCGATCATTGTACCAACACCAAACGCTACGTTCTGTAGAGTAGCATTCGTATAGCTTGCGTCAATGATCTGGTTCAGACCGAACATGGCGAGCTTGTCGGCTGCCACGCCGGTACAAAACTTGTGCCACTTCACACGGCGGACGCCCTTGATGTTGCCTGCCATGTAGTGGCTGATGTGTTCGGACACCTGCGCCAAGTAGGTCTTGAGCAAGCGATTAGATGCAGAGGTCTCTGTGTAGCGACCGCTCTCGATTGCCTTACCTTGCTGGCCACGGAACCGTGCGATGCCTGCACCGATCATGCCCTCTTCCCATTCAATCTCTTGCTCGAAGTCCATTTCATTTACCCTTGGCTGCTGCGCGTTTTCTCCTAGCTTTGGCATTACGCGCTAGGCGTTTCTCTTCTTCGGTCTTGTGCGTATGGTGTAGGATACCACCGTGCTGGGGCGTCTCGTGACGCTCCCAATACTTTACGAGGTTCTGTAACCACTCCCGCTCCGTCAGTCCGTACTTGGCGCGTCGTGCAAGGTTGAATACCTTACCTTCAATGCCGTTGCAGTTCCTGCACAGAACGTCTCGCAGATAACCCGTGCCGTGATCATGATCCAAGCAAGGGTCTTTTTTAGATCGGGATGTCATTTTGCCCTTACACAATGGGCAGGTGTACCTCTGCTGACCGTTAAGTGCAGAGGTTATCTTTGCCACCTGTGCTTTAGTTATCCTGATCAATTTCATTCATGACCTCAATAGATAACCGGCGATCCTGTTCTTGGCGCACTAGGGTGTATTCTCCCTGTGCCATAAAGTGCTCTTCTTCTGAGCACTCAGGATCGTCCAACAGTGCCTCGTAGACTACAACGAAGTTATCCAGTTCCTCGTTGGTAAACTCAAGATACGTCATAAAACTCCTTTCAGCCAGTCGATCACATCGCTGGGGTTCTTGTTTCTTCGCATCCACAACAGATGCATATCGCCGAGCATGGCGTCCAGTGCAGACACCTTATCTCCTGTTCGCCAGTGCGTAAACACGTGACCGTACTTTTCTGCGTTGTTGTAACAAGTGGACACACGCTTGAAACATGCAGCGTCCGAGTTACACTCCTCCAACACTTGGAACGCCATAACGGCTCCGCACAGCTTGGTCTTGGCTTGCAGGGCGTCGATCTTCTGCTCTGCTTTCTCGATATGCGCTGACGTCTTGCCAGAGGTTGTGAGCACCTTCATCAGTTTGAGGTACTCCTGAGTAGGCGCGGCTGCCAGACTGTCTACCCCAGCGATGACCGGTAAGCCTTGAATGTTGTCTGCCGCGTCTCCCTGTAACAGTTGCTGCCAGAAGAACTTGGTGCCACCGCCTTTGATCTTCTTGGTGCCACCTTTAGTCTCGGTCATGACCGTTTCACCGAAACCTTCGACGTTGAATATCTTGCCGGTGTTCATGTCCAAGTGTAACCCCGGCACCATCAACAGGTCTTTGTCAGCCGAAGCTAAGACGCATAGGTTAGGATCACTGGCTCCATAGTTGGCTTGCGCGAGACCGTCGTCAGCTTCTTGATCAAGATGGGGCCTGCCGTTAAGTTCCTGTCCGATCCAAACTCGCACTTGGTCAAGTAGGGCAGGTTTCTCGGTATCTGCTCGATTCGCTTGATACTCTTTTTGTACTGCCTGATCGGATCGTCCTCCTTTGGTAGAACCATTGGGGGTAGTGTGACAGACGTAAGAAGTAGCTCCTGCAAGCCGCATCGTGTGTTCAACGGCAGAACGTGCATTAGCCTGCATATCAGCAAAAGTCTTACGTTTCTTCGGATGGTTAGGATCAAGTTCATCTGTGCTCTCCGCTGAAACTTGGTAAGCAAGGAAGTCTGCATCTACGTGGCATACCCGTCCCTCTACCGGTTTAGGATATGACGTGTCGGAGACAGGGGCGACATCAGCCGCCTCTATCCCGAACTGTGCTAACATGTCGCTCACGCTAGGCCTAGCGCCTTGAGTGCTGCCTGTGCTGCGTCCTCTGATCCCTCAGAAGGGGATGATGCAGTGTAGGCAGTACCCGCCGTTGTCGAGCTTGTGTCTGGGGTACTCGTCTCCACAGTCTGCGCAGGCTGCGAAGAGTTCGAAGGCTTTCCCTCAGAGGTGTCTCCCTCCGCTGGCGGTGTCGTGTCCTCGGAAGGTGAAGTTGGCTCTGAGGCAGGCTCTCCGCCAGTCAGAGGAGGTAATGTCGTGGTCATGAGAAGAGCTTCCAGAGCAGAACCTGAGAAGTCGGTGGCTTCGTTCAAGATGACCTCTTGCATCCAGTTCTTGGATACTTCGATCTCTGTCTCGTTACCGGCTTCATCCTTGACTTTCTTCTTACGGGTCCCGTCGATGAAGATACTGTCCCACATCTGCTTAGTTGGTTGATCCCAGAGAAGGAAACGACCGGAAGACGCCATGGCAGGAAGTTGCAACGGTGTTCCGTCCATAGGGTTGACCGGAGCCGCAATAGCGAAGGCACCATTCTTAGGACGAAGGTTGATCCAAGGGCGCTTAGGGTTCTGCGCATTGTGGCCATGGAACAGGGTGATGATGAAGGTTTCGCCGAGGCAGTGAGACATGTGGGTGATCTCGGAGCGACCGTAGGCCATGCTTGACAGCATCTTTCCGTAGTTGGATTTCGGACCCTTCTTTACGTCGATCTGGACGCGGATGACAGGGTGAATAGTCTTGGTCACGCCATCTACCGTGATCTCTTTGGAGTGCTTACCGTAAAGCTCCCAGAACGTCCATGCCTTGAGCACGTCTGGCTTAGGCTGTCCTTCAAATGGCTTCTGGTGCCGCTTACCGATCTCGACGTAACCAACGAGGCGTGCAGGTGTTGGACCTTCCGCTGGGGGGACGTACTCGAAGCCACCACCTGTGTCTTCTGTCATGTCTTCTGTGTCGATTGCGTGTGCTTGTGCGAATAAGTCGTTCATTTGGATTTTCTCCGTTTGGTTGTGGTTGTCGTATATAGTCGTTGATACACCTTGTCCAGTGCCTCTCGTTTGGGGTAGCGGTTTATCCACATCCCCGTGTCGGGCTGAAACTCATTCCTGAAGAATGCGTCACAATCCTTGTTGCCCGTTAGTAGATGGGGCCGTATCTGCCGCGATAGCTCGTCGAACTCCGCGTCAGAAATTATCGGGCTGTCATACTTCTCATAAGCATGAGCAGCTAGTGCAACCCGTATTCTATTACGAGTTTCTACGCAGTGCTCAGGACAGGAAGGTGTCTGCGTCATACGTCGCTGTGTTCAGGATGAACTGTCGTATCGCCCGTTCCTGAGAGTACATGTAATCCTTAGCTGTGTCTCGGATGTGACAGTCAAATCGTGCCCCTATTCCGGTGTTATCCTCACCCGACTGCGGTACATGTACTCGGATCGAACCGCCACTCTGAGGTAGGTCTATCTGCCGTTCAGAAGGAGAAACAACCTGCACACAGTGGTGCCTAAGCAAGTCCTTTATCCGTCGTAGCTGGTGGTTTCCCAGCATGTAGCTGTCTGCTATTAAGCAAACTCTATCTCCCTCCGATGCCAGCATGGCAGCTAATAGAATTGACCGAAAGGTTCTGCCGGACGCGCGAGGTCCATCTGAAAAGTCGCTATACATGTGACATCTCCAACATGTTCATCCCTTGTTCCACATCCACAGGGAAACGAACCGGACAGGGAATGCCGAACTCGTTCTCAAGTATCTCTGTGATGCTCTCCATGACGGGTTTGATATCTGCAGCTACCTGCTTGTAGACATCCTCGTGTGCGTCGATCCACACACAGTCATGCACGGTGTTTACGAGGAACGCTTTGCCGCCGTAGTTGTCGTTGGCAACAAACATTCTCCATAATCGACCAAGCACCATCTGGACCAATTCTCCACCAGTGCCTTGGACGGGGTAGTTCTTCATCTCCGTAGGTGAGAAGCTGTCCGTTATACCTTTCTTTCTCTGCCATGCTTTGGCATCCCAAGATCGGAAGGAGTAAACAGTACCCGTGGGGGCTTGCCAAGTACCCTTTCGGAACGTCCTGAAGCCTCTTTCCTTATCACGGAAGAACTCTGCTGTAGCCATTACCTCGGCTTCTACCGCTGCGTTGAACTTAGGCACACCGGGGTATTCCTTGTCCTCCTCTACGATTAGGGCCTTCACCTCTTCGACGTCCATACCGGTATCCTCTGCAATGAGGGCGGCCCCGGCTCCATACGCACGCTGGAAGGAGAATATTTTACACCGTGTTCGTTCCTTCTTCCACTTGGCGTGGTCTGGGTGGTTCTCGTCTTTACACCATTCCAGTGCCTGCTCGTAGGTGATACCGTTCTTGAGGGCAACCCTCTTACAGTGGAAGTCCACCTTGTCGTTCAAATCTCGGATAAGGTTCTTGTCCATTGTCAGTAGGCCCTGCACCACAACCTCAAGTTGGCTGTAGTCTGCCTCGATCATACGTCCATTCGCTCCGAAGCGAGACACGAACATCTCCTTAACCCTTGACTTGTACTCTCCTGTCTCTGCGTCGAAGTCGGCGCGGGTCAGGTTCTGGCAGTTAGGGTTGTTCGCAGACAGTCGTGAAGTCTTCGTGCTCGTGTGGTTCAACGAGTGATGAACGATATGGTCAGAGGGTTGCACACAGGTCAACATGCCCTTGTACTCTTTCGAGCTTTCATCGTATCGCAGGTAATAGGTGCCGATCTCTTTGTTGAGCGTCTGCAGCTTACCCATGGCTTTAAGGAAGGGTATGTCACGCTTGGATACTCGCTCGATCACTTCCGAGCCTGATCCGTACACTGGATCACCAAGGGCGTCTGTGTGTTTGGTCTTCCACTCTGGCTCTGGTGTGGTGTATCCGTCCAGAGTGTAATAGAAGTCCTCGTACCGTACCTTTAGTTCACCCTTGACCTTGACGTTTTTAAATTTGGGTTCCCCTTTCTTTTTACCCGATAGAAACTTGTCCTGCCATATAGGCTCCTGATCCGAGCGAGGCCCTAAGTTGTCGTCATACTTGTAGAACGTAGGGTTGTCTTCCGAGTGTATGTGCCCTCCGTCAAAACAATCCTTGGGATCAATGGGGGTTCCGTCGAACAAGGGCCATTTTTGTATCTCGTTCTTACGCGCCCACTCTCCGTTATCGTCCTTGTAAGGAAGCTGCATCTTGAATGGGATCGCACCACCAAACATCATGGCCGAGATACACACACCGCGTGTCCAACTGAAATCAACACAATCGGGGATAGCTGTTGCGTACTGCTCCAACTCTTT